TGGGCAGGTTGCGCTTCCTGTGTCGTATTCGGGATGTCCATGCTGTTTTGACCCTGCAAGTCGGGTATGGTTCGCCAGGGTGGTTAAAGGCCCACCAAGAAGCCGTTGTTGTAGTGAGATATCAAGATTGACTCCGGGTCAACCTATTATCCCTCCCTGTAACTGCTTATCAGCAGTCGCAAATCTTGTATGGCAGCAGCCCTGCCGCAGTTATAGGCACGGTCCTCTGCAGACAGGTTTGGCAGTATAGCGGAACGGCTCTCATCGTCCGCTGTATCACCGAGGATCTGCAGAAAGGCAGCTATCACCGGATGCTCGTCGGAGACCGAAAGAGCCTCGGTCAGTTGTTCTTGGTTCAATTTCATTGCACGCCAAGGCGGCCGGTGACGGCATTCTGCTGTTGCTGAACCGAGAACTGCAGGTTCTCGATGTACTTCTGCAGGTTGGCTTGGAAGAGCTGATCCTGCTGCAACTGGGCCTGGTACTTCGGATTCGAAGCCAGCACCTGCTGGGCGAACTGCAGGCGCATCGCAGCCGTCGGGTCGTTCTCACGCAGCATCGGGGGATTCCCGAGGCTGATCAGCGCGATCTCGTCGTTTGTCTCGCCGAACATCTTCTGCGCCGCCGGTCCCTGCTGCATCACCAGCTCGCTCGCAAGGTTGGGATCAATGCTTCGCAGGGCCACCGAGATCAGTTTGGCCCGATCAATGACGCCAGCAGTGTCCAAAGGCAGAACCAGCGTCGAGATAGCCTTCAGCTTCTCGGTCACAAGGTCGGTAGACAGCTCGCGGATGTCGAACTTCAGCATGACATCGAAGTCCTGTACGTTCTCCGGCAGCGGCGTGGTCGAGGCCGTGATGCGCATGATCTCCGCGGGGCCGACGTACTGCAGCGTCAAGGCAAGCACCTGCCGGAAGGCCTCGGTCCACCCGTGCAGCCAGTTGTTGATCAGACGCTGCTGGCGCATCTGCGTGACCGCAGGCGGCACCTTCTCGGTGGGGCGCCCGAAGTACCGATCAGTCTGAGCCATCACCGAGTCGATCAAATTGAAGGCAACACTCGGCTCCCGAGCAGGAGGCGCTAGGAAGCCAATCTCGCCGCGGCGCAGCACCGGAACCTGCACAGCCGGCCCAATCTTCAGGTTGCCGCCACGAGTCTTTGGCACCTCGATGGGCGGCAGCGTGGCCAAACTGGTGTAATCGAATATCGAGTCGCGCTGGGCCTTCAGCTCATGCTGCCAGGTCGAGCAGATGTCGGGCACGCCGCGGCTCTCGGTGATCTGGCGGTGAACGACCTCGGAACGCCAGACGACGAATGGGTATTGGCCGTGCGAGTACTCCAGAGCTTCGAAGTAGCCCCACTTGTCGCCCACCTGGGGGCTGAACACCGTGTAGAACACACCCGGGATACCGTCGCTATCCACGGCCTTCTGGTAGGCGTAGCAGACCTCGATCAGGTTCTCACGGTCGAGCAACGAGTTCTCAGCCAGCCCGACGCTGTACGAGAAGTCCGAGTAGTCGCTGAAACGGCCCATCGTGTTGATGGCCTCCTGCGCCCACTCGCTATCCCATCCCTCCACCTCGACCTTGTTCAGCAACTGCGCCTCGGTCATGTAGAACCGGCGGAAAATAACCCGTGCCGACTGGATATCGGTGGTTTCCGGCGGAAACACCATCTCATCCCACGGCGCCAAGGCCGCGATCATCGGCTTGTTGGTCACCATCGTGGGCACCGGGAAGTCGCACTCGCCCTCGTCGCGCAGCTCGCGCACAGCCTTCAGAGCCCGACGCTTCTTCAAGTTGGGGAAGGCAGCCATCAGCAGCTCCGCGGACTGATCATCGGCCTCCGGGTTGGCAATCAGGTTGGGCAAATCAGCCAGAACCGAACCCTCGGGCGACTGCGCAGCCAAGGCCATCACCTGGTCCATCGTCAGATACTGCTCCTTCTGACCCAGCTCCTGCTGCCAAGTGACGTGCACACCAGCCCACCCATAGGTCCACAGGTACTGCGACAACAACTCAACCTCACGGGTCAAATCGTTGTACATCTTCGCATTGGTAGCCCAGTCCATCAGGTTGTGCGCGGTCACAGCCTGATCGAGCTGGCTCACATTGCTCGGAGAAACCCGGAGCATCGAGCGCCAGAAGGACGTCGAGCACAGATCCACAAGGCCATTGATCACCTCGTCGGCCAACGGGATGCGCGTGTCGCTCGCACCATCCCAAGGAAACGCAGGCTTGTTCCTATTGGCGTCATTCCACTTCTTGCCATCGTCGGTCTGCCCAGCCCACCTGCAGTACCGCACCTGCTCGACACGGTCGATCCTAGCGAAACACCCGTAATCGGTAGCACTGCGCCGCAACTCCTCGGTCAATGCAGGCACATTTGGCTCCTCGCCGACCCGGGCCATCACGTCTGTCGCCGTCTTGTAGGAATCTCCTTGCATAGTGTCTTGTGTTAGTATCCACCGCCGCCGCGACTATCAAAGCCCCCACGGCCGACAAAGGCAAGGCCCGAGACCAACAACATGCCGAGGCAATCAATGGGGTCCTTAGTAGCCCCCTTCTGCCCATCCCTGCCCGTATGCTCCGAAAGCGCATAGATCAGGTTCGTGCAGTCGTTCACAACGTACAATTGTGGCTCGTTAATCGCCGTCAGTTCCTGCGTTGCATCGTAGGAGAGCTGCGAGTTGATCGCAGACGTCCGTTGGTCCACAGGAACGCCCGGCGCCGGTATGAAGGCCATGCCATCATCAGTCGGATCTTCGGATTCGGCCAATAGATCAATCAGCGTGGTACCTCCAGCTTCCGATAATGCTGGCGATCCACCCGCTTTCGGGTCGATCAACCGCATCACCGGCTCGCCATAGCCCAAGTCCGCCTCAATCTGCCTGAACAACCTCCGGTACTCCGAGATCGACCGGCCAGCCTCCAGCGTCTGAGCAGGCCCGGGCTTGCCATCAGCCTTCTCGCTAGGCAACACCCACTCGCCGTAGTTGGAAAAGTCAGGGAACTCCCGCACCACCACCCGCTTTCCATCCTCGTACACCAGCATCCACAAGGCATACCAGTTACGAGCACCCGCGGGATCGCAAACCATGTACAGCGTGCCGCCAGGAGGCACCGAGGAAGCCGGTATGCAATGAATCTCAGGCCTGAACCGCGCAAAGGCCTTCCCAATGTTGTCACTAGCCCACCCATAGGCCCGTGTCAGTATCTGACCCATAGGCGAAGCCACTAGCTTCGACTTCATCTCATCGAACGGGTTGTACGGGTTGTCCTCCGAGAAGAAGAACACGGTGCGCCTATTGGTCTGATTCTGCACCATAGTGCGAGCAGCCTTGCCCACAGGCCACGTCGGCAGTCCTTGTTTGCCCTTGAGCAACTCAGCCTCGTGGAACTTCGTAATAGCAGAGCCAGCAGTGAACTCCTTGTACACACTAGCCACACCCTCCAGCGGCGTCTGTGTGATCAACAGCTTGCCCCTCCTTGTAATCAACCGATACCGCAGCGTCTCAACCCAGCTCTGTGGCACCAACTCGTCGCACCAGATCAAGTCAGCCTCACGACCCTCAATCGTGTTCTCCGATTGCGTGTAGTTCAGGAAGTCGCACCGCGATCCATTAGGCAGAATGAATGAGCCATCTGTGAAACCGTTCTTCCTGCTGTAGTTGAGATAGTGGATGCGGCCCTTCTTAGTAGCCCTTAGTGCAACAGGTAGATAGTTGTAGATCGCCGGCTGCTGCACAGTGACACTAGTGGCATGGCTGGTGTGACAACACAGTACGCTAGCGTTCTCCTTCTCCAGCAGCGTTTGCACCACACGCCTAGCAGCCCACAGCGTCTTGCCAGCACGGTTGCCGCCGCTGATAAGCAGCTCCTGAGTGGCTGCATATTCGCCATTGGCCACCTCCCAGTGGTCCGGGATGTAGCCGTAGGTGTACGGATCAGCCTTCTCCAGTAGGACAAGCTGCGTACGCTTCTGCTTCAGCTCCAGTGCCCGAGGGTGCGAGGCGTCGACCTTGGGTATGACAGGGTGCTGCGGCTGCTCGTTCCACCAGGCCGTGTTGCACGCCTCGGTGCAGAAACGCTTCTGCTTAGGTCCGCTGTGCTGCTTGATGACTTCGAATGGCGCATTGCAGGTCATGCAGCGCGGTGCGGAGGCGACGGCGGAGGGCTGTGAGTTCACGGCGGAGGTGTGTGTTTTCGAGGGTGAGATCAAGGTTGTCCTGGGTGGCGATGGTGAGGGCTGTGTGATAGAGGCTTTCCTGATATTTTTCGTTTGAGGAAACCCGTCGCCTTTTAGGCGTTGCCGCAATCCGCCGACCCCCTCCCCCGGGGGGTGCCGCGGTGACTGCTGTTCCACCTGCCGTAACGGGGTAGGACACTGGCTTTCTACTCATGGCTCAACGTGCGTTTGGCCCAATGTTTACGCGGGTTTGCTGCGTGTTTGCGTGACCAAGTGAATATAATACGGATTGTGCATCAATGCTTCGAAACAGGCCTAAACTCGCGTGTTTCGATGGTAACTGTGGTGGAGGGGTAGGACATTTTGCGCTACTACCTAAACCGCATCGGGCAGTTGCTCGTCGTTCACAGGGGTCACGTCGCGCTCCTTCAGGTCCTTCATTAGATCGCGGTGGTTCACAGAGGCCGTCATTGCGAGGTGAATGCTGGTAGGCTGGCCTTTGATGACCGAAAGTTTATCTGTCAGCACGGCGACGGCGACCGGTAAACTCCTATCGTCTATCAAGTTAATAGAGGATTCAGCGAGCCTCCGTGTACCTTTCCAGATTGCAACCTCCAGAAAGCCGGTAACATCACGGCGCCAGTCTTCCTCATTGTCGGGGTAATCCGATGGAACCTTGACGCCTCTGATCAGCTTGAAAGCGGTTGCCTGGCAGACCCCAGCATCAGCAGCGATCTTCTCCAGTGGTTTGTTGTGTAATATGCCTTCCACAACAGCATCAGCGCTTTCTTGTGTTAGCTTACTATTAAAATGCTGGTTAGGATGATTGGACTTGATGTATCCAATCTCCTCTGCCGCTTTTAGAACCTTCTCTTTTACTCCTTCTGGAACCTTTCCTTTGCCAGATAGAACAAACTGGGCGTGATGATGATACACGCCAGCAGCAGTTGCTACATCGTGAAGGCTAGGCTTCTTTTTCTTCTCACCCGGCATAAGGCGCAAAGCTGTAGGGGAACTCTCCCCAATGGTTGAGTTGTTTCTTGGGCATCATGGAGTAGTGCGGAACTTCGCACAGGCTCATCCTGAAGGCTGCAGCGAAGTCTTCCGATAGGTACTCCAGTTGCCCCGGCATGGTGTCTACGGCGAACGGCATCCACAGCGTGGGGAACTCCTCGACGCGCACGTCCTTGCACCAGTCGATTCTGTAGGGGGGTGCTATGTCCACCCTCCCGAGCTTTTCTAACGTCTCTACGAGGCGTTTACGGGGGATTGCGAGGCATCCGCTGGCAAACATCTGAATCGGCACCAGCTCACTAGCCGACTCTGCGTTGGCAGTTTGGAACTTCAGGGCCTGCAGGTGCTCTGCTTTGGGGCGCAGGGCTGGCCTAGGCGGCAGTGTGCGGCATGGGTATGGGATGCACACGGTTGCCTGATGCTGATGGGCGAGCTCTGCCATACGCACGATGTCAGCCGCGGCGAACTCCACGTCATGGTCGATTTGCACCCAGACATCCTTGCCGGAATCGAGGAACCACTTGGTAGCGCGGCAACGGCTTCGGCTGATAAGAGCATCCTCGCGGATCGTGCGGAGATCTGTCTGGCGATCTGATCGTGCAAAGGTGGCTGTCAGATCGACCCAAGACATCAGGCAGGCTGCTGAGATGCCGCCGTAGGCATACAGGCTGACGTGGATGGAAGGCCTGGTGCCATCCTTGGTCTCGGGCTGCACCACCGACTTCGGCTTGGGTGCGTAGAGGAACGGATCGTCGATGGGTGGATTGGTTGGTGTGCTCATTTGGATTCTTGGGGTAGGCCTGCTGCTTCTCGTTCTCTGGCTAGGGTCAGTTCGTGTCCTTTGGAGATCATGTAAACGATGGAGCCGCGGGGCACATTGCAGGCCTTGGCGGTGCCATCGAGGCTCAGGCCCATATTACGGAGCTGATAGGCGCGAATCATGGATTCGGGGTGGTGCCTGACGGCTTGCTGGGCGTAGTCCTCGATGAGCATGGGATCTGGCGAACCGTCTTCGAGGAACTTCTGGTTTGCCGGGTAGGATATCCAACCGGCTTTGACGGCCCGAGCGATTATCTGCGGTGCTTCAGATAATAGCCTGAGGTTGTCGTTGTGTGTTCTGCTCATATCAATAGCTCGGCGATGGGTCTGTGAAGCGGCAGTATTGGCCTTCGTACCATAGGTTGATCAGACCGCACTCGCCGTCACGTTGTTTGGCTATGGCTATCACGGCTTCTCCCTGTGGCTCGTTGCGATCCCTGTTGAGAAGTAGGACCAAGTCTGCGTCGCGTTCGATCTGGCCTGAGTCGGCCAGGTCGGTGAGTCTGGGTATGCGTCCCTTGTCCTTTTCGTTCTCACGATTCAACTGGGCGAGGGCCACGATAGCGGTTTTCGTGTCGGTGGCGATAGATTTCAGCTTACCGCTGACTTCTGCGATCTCGTAGGTCTTCTTCTCGGCTGCTCTTGAGCCGTGGATTTTCTGCAGGTAGTCGATGATGACCAGCTTTACCTTCGACTTGCGTACAGCACGTCTAATGATTGCTGTGATCGAGGCAATGTTTGATACAGCAGAGCCGGATACGAACTCAATGGGGCTGTTGGCTATCTTGGCTGAAGCACTGCTCATTGCCTTCATACCTCCTTGATCCAGTTCTCCTGTCTTGATGCTCTGCATCGGAACAGAGCCGACACTGGATACCATACGGCGTACAATAGATTCATCGGACATCTCTAACGATATGAATAGAGTCGGAACCTTTGCTTGTATACCTGCAGCATTGGCAATGGCTATTGCAATAGCTGTCTTACCGATGCTTGGTCTTGCCGCGATGATAGTAAGTTCACCGAGTTGGAAACCATCGGTCTTTTGGTCGAGAGCCCAGAAGCCCGAGGTGATGCCCGAGAGCTGGCCTTTGCGTGCGAATCTTTCCTGCGTGGCGTCGATGAAGCGTCCGACCACGGACTTGGAGGATTGCACCTCGTCCTTGGAGACCTCAATGGCGAGCCCTGCTTCGGCATTAGAGACGATTTGATCGACGCTGAGGGTGGAGACAGCGGACTCACGCATCAAACGGTCCCCAGCGGCTCGTAGCTGGCGTCTGAGGTGAGCTTCTAGGACCGACTTGGTGAAGGCCGGGTAGTTGGCGGCTGAGGGGCACAGCTCGTCGGCCTTGCTGAGATCTTCGAAGGGAGCGGCAAGAGCTGGGTAGAACTTCTTCCACTCTGTGACAATGGTCTTATGTGTTACCTTGTCGCCTTTGTTGGTTATGCCTTTGGCAATCTCGTAGATGCTACGCAGGTTCTCGTTCTGTATTGCTTCACTTGGAACCTTTGCGAACACCTCGTAGCACACATCTGTACTACCACCGATACAACAGCCTACTAGGCCGTACTCGTCATCCTCTGCGTAGAATGGATCGTTCATAGGTAGTTACGCAGATCTTTGGCATCGGTGGGGATTGGCAGGTTCTTGCCACTAACAGCAGGCAAGGCATTCCTAGGAGGGAAGACGCCTTGGTAATTGCTTGCAATGGAATGCATCACTGCTGCCGGGAATGTTTCAGCGGTGTATTGCTTGGCCCATGCTTGCAAGGCAGCCGAAAGGCCGATGCGCTTGTAGCCCTGCTTGCGTTCGGCTTTGTAAGCCAGCCAGGTTTCCACAGCGGCAAGGCACTCGTCGGTCTGGAACTTCTCGGGAAGTGTCAAGCCGTACTTGACAGTCCACGGTGACTTCGGAGTCGTAGTATCTTCTTTAGGAGTAGGAGATGGAGACGGAAAGCATACTTCTGGTAACGATTCGGCATATGCCTTGGCATCGTCTGGCATATCCTCTGGCAATGCGTTGGCATGGTTTTTCCACCTCAGATTGGCAATATCCCGCTGTTTTTCGCTTCTTTCCTTCTGTTTAGTCCGTTCCTTCTCCAATCGCTTGTTCCGGTAATGTCCATCGTCTCCAGCTTCGAACTTGCTTTGGCATATGCTTTGGCAATGCGTTGGCATACCGAGGCACATCCGTTGGATGTCGAGCTCGGTAACGAAGCCTTTCGACCATTGAAGGCACAGCAGGCTGATGTAGGCACCACGCTCCTCGTTGGTCATGGTCATTGTGCCTGCTAGGAAGTCGTCGGCATAGAACTGAAATGCCGGGGCTCTTCCTTTTTGTTTCTTCTCCTTGTTCATGTATCAAACAGAAAACCCCACCCAGACCGTGGTAGGAACTCCCGCAGAAGCAACGGGACGTGGCACGGAAAGGGTGGGGAAAAGTTGGTTGGACATGGCTTCTGGTTGTAGTGTCGGCGCTCACTTCCTACGGCTCGCGCTGACGTACTGCTCCCTATCGTCCTGCTTCCTCGTCGTCTAGCTCTTTGATGAGTGTGCAAAACGCTCTGTGTGCTGTTGCTGGGACAACACCGTTGCCGAGTAGCCGGAGTTCGTCTGTGCGATTGTCACAGGAGACGCACAACTGGGCATAGTCCAGCCCACTGGAAGCCCCATCAGGGTCTCCACCCAGCGGGGGTTCAGCTTGCCGCATCCCATCGCCTTGGCTTCCGCTTCCGGTAGCATTGACGCCAGCTTCTCCCGATTCCCGGCTCCACCTGCAAGACCCGTCGGACCTCCCGTCACTCCCGATGAAGCCGGAGTCGGCCACGTCTCGGACTTCATCTGATTGCTCAGACTCACCTGCCTCGACTTGTCGCTCCTCCTGTCGCTCGCATCCGGTGTTGCCCAGCTCTTGGCTTGTTTCGCAGCTTGCGTTCCCAAATGCATCATTGATCCCGGTTTGCAGTTCGTTGGGCCCGGATTCCGTGAATCCGCATTCCTCGGCGTTACCCACAACCCTGGGCGGCTCCCATTCGTGTTGCTGCTCGCCGGGACGGCTGGGCCATGCTGCTTGATCACTACCGTTGTCAGGCTCTCCTGACTGCCCTTCATGCCTCGGGAGCGGTCCTGAAAGCCCTGGCGCACCTCCGAGGCCACTGGAGACGGCCAGTTTTGAGCCATCACCGCCGTCGTCAGAGTTATGTCGAATGTGCCTTTCCGAAGGAATACTTTCTCCCCCTGTTTGTTGTATCGATAATTGACCTGTTTGTTCGCTCCGTTTTCCGCATATGACTGAGTTGATCCATGACCTTGCCAGTTCTCCTCGTGTCGAACTGTAGGCCAAGATGAACACTCGCTTTCGCTGGTGCGGTGCGCCGACTTCAGACGCGCTGAATATGCCCCACGTCGTTCTGTAACCCATTCCTGCCAAGTCTTCGATGACGTCGGACAACCCCAGGCTGATATGTCCTTCGACGTTCTCAAAGAAGCAGATCCGGGGTCTGAGAAGTCGAATGCCATCTGCAATCCACGGCCACAGATGCCGCGGGTCTTGCTTTCCTTTGCGCTGACCGGCTGCACTGAATGGCTGGCAGGGATATCCCCCAGTGAGGATGTCCACGCGGTCACGAAAGTCCGACCAAGGGAATGTCTTAAGATTCGGCCAGATAGGTGCTGGGTCCATGAGTCCCGCTTCCATTTTCGCAACCAGATTGCTGATGGCGAAGGCTTCGATCTCACAAAGAGCGACTGTGCGCAGATCTGGGATTGCTCGCTGGAGTCCAAGCTCAATGCCTCCGTATCCAGCGCACAGGCCAATGTGTGTAACTGACGAGGTAGAATCCATGTCATGGTGCTTCCTAGTAGCTAGGCATCAAAACATCCGCCACCTGCTGCGTGAGCTTCACGTCCTGCAGACAGTAGTCGATGGCAGCTTGCCGGTTGGTCTTCCACAGGTTGGCGAAGTCGGCGCCATTGCCTGTCTTCTCACCGAGGCCTAGGTGCCTGCTGATGGCTCCGAGGCTTCCATGGGCACGGTTGTCCCCGAGCTGCCACACCTCGCGCAGGTCGACGATCAGGTCGTTCCAGTAGCGGCCGTGGCGTATCCAGTAGGGAACGGCGACACGATGGCGCCAGCTTCTCTTGATCAAAAACGGCAGGTCGAAGGCCTTGCAGTTGAACCCAATGAGGCGCGGCTGGCGTTCCCAGGTGTTCAGCAGCTCCCACCATTGCCGGAGCATGGCGGCCTCGCCGTCAGCGTCTGACGACAGGATGGCAGGCTCGTCGCGCTCTAGGCGGTAGCCTATGCACAGCACCTGGCCACTCAGGGCATCCAATGCAGCGTTCTTGATGTAGTCGGTGACGTGGTTCTCCTCGGCCTGCCGGATACGCTCGGCGATCTTGTCGGGATCTTTGGTGTTACCGAGCTTCACGTCGCTGGGATTGAAGGCCGGGATGACAAGCTCGCCAAACGGCAAGGCTCCGGTCTCGATGTCGAATATGATGGTTGGGTTAGCTGGCATTGGTTTTGGGTCGGTTGAGGCTGTAGTAGGCTGTTGATACGGAAACTTTGAAGTGCGCGGCGATCTCCCGGTAGCTGTGCCACGGGTTGGTTTTTCGCCATTCTTGAATCTTAGCGATGGTCTCTTTGTTGATCTGATAGCGGCTGTATGGCTTGCGGGTAACAGGCTTCCAGTGTGGCTGGCGCTTGGTTTTCACCCGACGCTTTTTGAGTGCATCCGGGTTGTGCGGAGGCTGTGGTGCTGGCTTGACGTAGCCAGGAGGCGGCGCACAAAGCGCTGCGATACGTTCTGCAGAAAGGTTGAGCTTCATTTGATGTAGTGTGCGTTTGTCCCCGGATGCGCACCCCCCGGAACGAACCATGAGTCCCCCAGCAGCAACAGGCTGCCGGGAAAGTATTAGATAGGCTTGCCGCAGTGTGGGCAGTTGCAGCCCTTCACAGGGCGTTTCTTCAGCGGCTCGACTCCGAGCCACTCGCAGATCTCGTTGTACGACTTGCGGCCGAATGACCACACGGCACCCGGGTACAGGTGGCCGGTGCGGTAGAGGGCTAGTGCGTCCTCCTTGCTCTGGATTGCCAAGGCATCAAGCACGCGGTGGGTCCGGTTGGAGAACGGGAAGCCCCACTGAGCGGAGACGTCTTCGAACTTCTTGGCGGCCTTGACCACCTGGCTGATCCGCTGCTTGGTCAGAGCCAGCTTGGCGCCGATCTCCTCCAGTGTGCGCCCCTCGGCACGCATCAGCACCACGGAGGGTACCAGGTGGGCTAGGGGTGTGCGCTTGCGCTTGGTCTTCATATTAATTTCAGAAAAATACGTCGTCATCGGCGGTGATCTCCTTGTTGGCCTTGATCTCTTCCAGCCGAGCGTTGATAGCAGCAATGAGGCGCTTGTCCTCGGCCGTGATGTCCTTGTTGGCCATAGCCTTTGGCACCCACACCTCGGCTAGGCCGTTCACCGCGGTCTCGGTCAGGTCTGCAATGGCAGTGCCGCGGAACTTGCCGACGTGCACTTGGATCTTGCTCAGGTCGAGCTTGGCGGGCGCCTGGGTCTGTCCCTGCTCGTCCTTGGGCGGCCTGTCTTGCAATCGCACCCACTGGCCGCTGGGCTTCAGCTCGCCCTGCTTCAGCGGCATGATGAGCTTTATGTTGGCGTAGGTCTTGGTGCCGTCGGCGCTCTGCTCGTGAGCGATCACCAAGGTGGCGCTCTTACCGATGAGGCTCTCGATGTCGAGGGCCTTGTTCTCCTGCGGGGTCAACGCCCGGCCGAACCAGTCCTTGAGGAACTTGGTCAGGGCTGCCTTCTCGTGCAACGAGGGCACCATGGGCTTGGTAAACACCACCCAGGGCTGCACCGGATCACGGGTGTCGTCGATCAAGTCGATCTCAAAGGCGAACTTGAACTTCTTCTTGGTGCCGTACTCGGTCTCGTACTCCCGGAGCGGAGTCACGTCGACGCACACGGCCTTGCCGGTGTACTCGGGGCACGGTGCGAACTCTTTCTTACCGCCACTTGCGCTGATGATCATGCTATCGTCTTACGTTGTGTTGTTGTTGTGTTATTTCGAGGCCTGCTTTTCGACCTCGGAAAGTTGCTGGACCATGCGCTGGTACTTCGACCAGTAGTCGGGCCACGTTGTCTTGATCTTCGCTAGGTTCTCCGGGTCGGCCACCAGAGCCGCGGCTCCCAGCTTTCGAACAAATGATCCGCCGTATTCGATCATGGTCTTGGCCACATCCGTGTCCTTCACTTGCTGGCCTTTCCCCTGCGGCGCGTCCAGTAGGACGTGTACTCCAGCTTCTTAGCCTTGGTTGCCGCCACGATCTCGCTGATCTCGCCCTTCCTGAAGCGGTAGTGGCCGCTGCCTTCGTGTCTGAGTTTGTCTGCTCGGTTTGTCATGGTTTTGACTTTAGCTTGTTGATCTGTTCACGGGCTTTCATCAGCGCCATGCGATAGCGGTCGGACCTCGTTCCCAGCTCGAAGATGCGCTCTCCGTCCTCAATGGCTTTGACCTTGTAGGCTTGGATGTCCAATTCCAGCTCGAGGACACGACTGTTTGCACCCGCCAGTTGCCGCTCTAGCTGGCGGGCGAAACCAGCTTTCACGAACTGCTGAAAAGCCACGGTGACAACCGGCTGCCTGTCTGTGCGCGGGGTTTTGCTGGCCTTTTTGTTGGCGTTAACAAGATGGTTCATGGCTTCACACCCTTCCCAATCTTAGCGTCGTCCCAACCCTGCAACAGGTTGTCCATTCGGATGGTCCTCATGCTCGGAGATGGCGGATTGATGAATGCGTACATTGCGTTGCCAGCTATTTCGAGTTCTCGGATGCGCTGATCGTAAAACTTCCTCTCACCTTCTAGCTTGTCCCACAGAGCGCGGAGACGGTTTTCGAGTTCGGTGACATTGGATTGTAGCTCGCGGATCTTGGTGGCCTGTGTGTCGGCAAACCATTGCTCCTTCATAATCCGAAGCACTTCTTTGGCTGCA